CAAGGCGGGCGATCGGCTGATCATTAACCTACCGGGTGGGCGGGCGGAGGGCCGGACCGTCCAGAGCGTCAACGGCCGCGCCGTGACCGTGACCACCAACTACAGCGAGCCACCATTGCCGCAACTGCAGTGGGCGCTGGATGCTGATGACCTGGCAATCCCGCTGTACCGCGTGTTGCGGACGAAGCGCACGACCGAAGGCGACTTCGAAATCAGCGCGTTGCAATACGACCCGAGCAAGTTCGCTTACATCGACACCGGCGCGCGCCTGGAGGAACGGCCGATCAGCGTGATTCCGATCACCGTGGTACCGGCGCCGGCGAGCGTGACGGTCACGTCGAACTCGGTCATTTCCCAGGGCATTGCCGTCGCCACCATGGCCATCACTTGGCCAGCCGTTAATGGAGCAGTTGGGTACGACGTTGAGTGGCGCAAGGACAGCGGCAATTGGATCAAGCTGCAACGGACCGGGATGACCAGTGTCGACGTGGTGGGCATCTATGCTGGCTCCTACGTTGCCCGAGTTCGGGCTGTGAGCGCGTTCGACATCTCGTCGATCTGGCGGGCCTCGATCCTGACCAACCTCAAGGGCAAGGAAGGTTTGCCGCCGGCGGTTTCATACCTCACGGCCACGCCTTTGCTGTTCGGCATCTATCTGAAGTGGGGCTTCCCGGCTGGCGCCGAGGATACCCAGCGCACGGAGATCTGGTACGGGCCGACAACGAGCCTTGATGCTGCGACCAAGCTCACGGATCTGTCATATCCCCAAAGTGATTTCTCGATGCTGGGGCTGCGCGCGGGCGTGACGTTTTTCTTCTGGGCGCGGCTGGTCGACCGAATCGGCAACATCGGGCCTTGGTATCCGATCGGGATTGGCGTCATGGGGCAATCAAGCGCGGATGCTTCGGCCATCTTGGAAATGATCGCCGGCCAGATCGGCGAGACGGAACTCGGCCAGGACCTGCTGGACGAGATCAACAAAATCCCCGGGCTTCAGGAACAGATCGACGCGCTCGACGGCTTGGCCGCCTATAAATCGGGTCAGGTCTACGAGAAAGACCAGATGGTTGTGGCGGACGGCCATATCTTTCAGGCAAAAGGTGATGTGCCAATCAATACCCCGCCGCCGAACGCAGCCTACTGGCTGGATGTCGGGGAGTCTCTCGAGACGGCGAACGGGCTGGCCCAACAGGTAGCCTTTAACACTCAAGACATCACCGAGCTCGATGGCGTGGTCACTGCTCAAGCGACGGCATTCGAGGCATTACGGGCATCGTCGAGAGACGACAACGGGGAAGGGGACCTGGCAGATGCGCTGAAAGGGTGGACCAGTACCGCGGCTATTGCCTCGGAATCAAAGGTTCGCGCCTCTGAAAACGAGGCCTTCTCGCAGAGGATTACTACCTTCGACGCCAAGATCGGGGCGAATGAGGCGAACATCACCGAGCTGGAGCAGGTGGTGGCCACCAACGAGTCAGCAACGGCGACGAAGATCGACCAGCTCAGCGTCACGGTTGTGCAAAACGGCTCGGCGATTCAGCAGAACAGTGCGGCTATCCAGCAGACGTCGACGGCCTACGCCGATACATCGGGCAAATTATCGACCATGTGGTCGGTGAAGATGCAGGTTACCGCCGGGGGGCAGTACGTCGCCGCGGGGATTGGCCTTGGCATCGAGAACACCGGTGCCGGTCTGCAAAGCCAGTTCCTGGTCAGCGCGGATCGGTTTGCCATCGTCAACACCATCGCCGGTGGCGCCATCTCCGTTCCGTTCGCGGTGCAGGGCGGACAGGTGTTCATTAACTCGGCCTTTATCGCGGACGGCACCATCACCAACGCCAAGATCGGCAGTTACATCAGCTCCACCAACTTCATCGCCGGTCAGCAAGGCTGGATTCTCAATAAAGACGGAACGCTTGAGATCAACGGCGTTGTCCCGGGACAGGGGCGACTGGTGATCAACTCGCTGAACGTTTCCGTCTACGACGCCAACAATGTGTTGCGCGTCCGTCTCGGCTACCTGGGGTAATCAAATGGCACTATTTGGCCTGCGTGTCTTTAACGAGAGCGGTCAGCTCGCCATGGACACCAACAGCTTCACCTATCAGGTGCTCTGGCAGGGTGTGATCGATTTCAGTGGCGCCACGCCCAGCTACACGATCAGCATTCCGGGCTTCAACCCGGCTAACTGCGTGTTCATGATCATCCCGACCAGAGCACAGGACGTGCAATCGGCAGAGAACGATGGGTTGGGAAACACCAAATCCTATCCCTACGTCACCACTACCTCGGGACAGGTAACGGTGTTGGCGAAAAACCCATCAGCTGCCGCAGGTGTCACCCAGACACGGATTGTCGCCAAAGGCTACGCCATAAGGTTTTCGACATGAGCTATGGCTTTCAGAGCATCAACGACAACGCATTTGTTCAGATTGACTCCGAGGCCCCCCGGCTGTGCATGCTGACCAAGGGTTCGTATTCAGGCAGTGGTGACGCTACCGGCACTTTCCCCCGGCCTGTAACGAGCCTGGATCCGCCTCTGGTGTTCATCCGTCCAGATGCAGGAGCGATGCAGGTTCCGATCTCCGTGTGGTTCACCGGCGGGCCGGGCAACTGGACCGGTTTCTCGATGAAAGCCTCGGTCGTCAATGCCAGTCTCAGCGGGTTGTACTTCGCTGCGGCCTGGGCCTCGATGGGCACTGCGGCGTATGGGCTGCGGCTATGGAATCAGAACGCGGCCCTGGTGTACGACAGCGGCGCCCCCGCTGTGGTCGTTACCTTCGCCGCGGGCAATTGGTCTTATCTCGGCGACGAGGTGCTCACCGTCGGGCGCCGTTATATCTGGACCATCGGCAAGCTGCTCGGGGCAGGGGAATACATTTCGCTGAACCCCTTTGCGATGAACTGCCATAACGCTTCAACCGGTGGTGGCTGCTCGCTCGCTGTCGATTACGCCAATGGTCGAATCATGATGTACAGCCTCGCAACAAACGCCTGGACCGACCAAGGTCACCGGCCATTTCTCTGCGCCAAGCTACTGGCCTGAGTCTATTTTTTCTGGAGATACTCAATGCCCTGGTACAAATCGGGAACGGTCTCTGTCACCCTGAATTCGAACGCCGTGATTGGCACCGGGACCGCGTTCCTATCTAACGGTCGTGTCGGTGATGCATTCCGCGGGCCGGATGGCTGTTGGTACGAAGTCACCAACATCGCCAGCGACACGGCAATGTCGATTTCGCCAGTCTACAAAGGGGCCACCAACCTGGCAGGCGCATACGCACTTGCGCCCATGCAGGGTTACGTTAAAGATTCGGCGGATGCGTTGCGGGCTCTGGTGAACACCTACGGTGTCAAGCTGGCTGCGTTGGGCACCACGGGCAACTATGATGTCTTGCCAGCAAGCAAAGGCGGGACGGGGCTTACTGCAGTTGGAACGGCCGTCTCTGCGAATGTGACGACAAGTGTTACAGACACCACACTGGGGCGATTGCTTCACGTCGGCGATCTTGGCTTAGGTGCGCGTATTGACATTACAGGGGTAGATTTGAACACCGTGTTTACCCCCGGTGGTTATTGGCACGCTGCCGTTCCAGCAGCACCAAATAGTGCCGTGACAAGTGCTGCTGGTTATCTCGATGTTAGTTCTGCACCTCTCACTGGGTCTATTCGATACGAACAATCATGGCGTCAACTTGGGGCAAATGCCTGTTTTCGAAGAGTGTGGAGTGGTTCAGCCTGGTCGGCATGGGAGGTCTTTGCTAAAGGTGGAGCAAATACCGATATCACTAGTCTTTCCGGACTAACCACCGCACTCAGCGTTGCTCAAGGAGGTACCGGCAACACCACAGGGACGGCTTCCAAACTTGCCGCTGCTGCAATGGTTGGTACTGTTTCCCAAGCATCCGGCGTTCCTACTGGGGCTATCATTGAATCAGGTAGCAACTCGCTAGGGACATACACTAAGTTTGCAGATGGAACCATGATTGCAACAACATACAACACTGGGCCGTGGAGCGTCCTAGCTAACACACTCACCATTCTTGGTCCTTTCGGTACATCAGCAACTTTCGCCAATGGTAACTATTCAGTAGCGGTAACAGCCGCACCTAGTGCAACCAATGATACATTTGGTGTTGTTACAGCATATGCTGTATCTAACAGTTCGTGTAGCTTTGTTTTTCGTAATGGCGCAACTTCTCAGAATATCGGCAGTATTAAAATTACTTGTATTGGGCGGTGGTATTAATATGAATATTGTACTTATTCCTACTCGCACCGATAATACTCTTGAGTTATTCAAGGCAGGCGATGTTCTGACTGTTAATGGTGAAGACTTCGATTTGTCACAAATTGGTGAAGGTGATAGTTTGCCTTCATCTGCAATTACTTCGACCTGGTTCATTGGTGATCAGACTAGGGTGGATGGACATCTTGTACTGACTATGTTTTTGCCGAACCCTTGGAACTATAGCCCTGAACAGGCATTTCCGGTTCCCTTAATTAGCGTTCCAGACGGCCCGGTGGTTTTCCCCGCTCCCCTGCCGGGACCTTTAACCGTTGCCGCGCCGGAGAACATTGAATGAATATCAACTGGTCCCAGCTGATCACCAAAGCAATGAAGGATGCTGCTGTCCAAGCAGCTCAACTGGCGGCAGCCAAAGCTG